AGGAAGCAAAAAAGTATGCTTTCAAAATTAAAATAGCAGGAGATCTTCCAGAAAACTGTGAAGATGTAATGGAAACTGCTCTTAAAAAATACGAAGTAGCTAAGTTTGCAAAAACTAAAACTACCCCTATTCAAAGTAAACTTCCAGATTTTCCACAAATGGAAAATGCTGCCGTGACAGTGTTTGATGTTGAGCTTACATATCCAACAACCAGTACTGTATTACACAATTACCTAATTCAAGAAACAGGTGTTGATTCTTGCTGTATCAAAGTGCGTAGTCCTTTAGAAGAAGCAGAAGCAGAATTAAATGCTGAAAATCAAGAGATGGAAAAAGGCAAAGCTCTTTTAACACAAGATTACCAAAAAGAAAATAATCAAAATACAGTAGGCGACAAAGGTGTTAGTAATTTCTTAAAAGAATTATCTAAGGCTCGTAAAGATACAGAACCTACACAGTATAAAGGCGTGAATGATGCTATTCTAGCAAAGAAAGCTCCTAAAGAAAAATCACAAGAACAAGCTAAACCTGTTGCTGGCAAAAGTCCAATTGGTTCTGCTAAAGGAAAATAATTATGAACTTTAACGAACTATTCCAGAAAATGAGAGAGCTGGATCAACCAGTAACTGAAGAACCAAATGAAGGTAATGCCTTCAGTGGCGCACTTGATGCTGCCAAAGATGCCGGCAAAGATGAATTTGAAGTTGACGGCAAAACTTTTCAAGTGAAAGAAGATGATGTCGAGGAGTGCGGAATGGGCCCAATGCCTAGCATGAATCAAGAACAACAAGATACCGTTACTATGAATTTAAGCATGAATGGATCTGGGTCAGGTGGCATTCGCGATCTATTAGATATATTAAAAAACATCGACGGTGAAGATGGTGGTGAAGAACAGTTAGGTAAACTAATGGGCAAAATGGACAAAGAACCTATTATTGGTGACACAGACATGCCAATGGATGAGTATGCAAATAGTCCAGATGAGGCACACGGTACTGTAGGTGATGTAACTCCCACAGGTAACGATCTGCACAGCAAAGGTGCAGAAGCTGAAAAAGTTAACGGTGGCGGAAACCCATTTGGTGTCGACGAAGATCTAGTTAATCGTTTAGCAAGCATGTACGAGTCTATTAAATCAAGAGACAACGTTAATGAGACATTAAATGAATTTGATGTTAAATTAATGCAACCTAGTAATGCAAACACTAATCGTATGTTTGGTGCTCACATTGCCGGAACTCCTGAAGTAAAGGCAATTGTTGCACAAATGAAACCTGAGGATTACGTAGAAACTAATAAATTTAAACAACAGTACCCAAGTGCAGACACTTACTTAGAAAAAAATAAATGGCGTGATGTTGTAATGGGTCGACAGAATCAGGATATGTATAATTTTGTGCAGCGTTATAATAGAGATAACAATAATTTGTCAATTGCTCAGTGGTTAGAAAAGGCAAAGAATTCTATTAAAGGTGCAGTTACTGGACAACCAGCAGAACCAGTAAGTTACAACGCGGCACGATTTGATCCAAATGCCCGCGGATACGGCCAGGATGTTACCAAACCTGAAAAAGCATTTCCAATGAAAGAATCAAATGAAATTGTTAAGTTAAGCAAGATGCTCAACGGCTAATCAGATTTAATCTTACTCAAAGCGACCCATAGGGTCGCTTTTTTATTGTAAATAGTACTATGGCAAGTAAATCATTAGATGGCGTTTTAACCAAGAAAGCGCATACACGAGAAACCTTCACTGAGCGACACATTGAAGATTTAGTCGCATGTTCTGATCCTAGTAACGGGTATCATTATTTTTGCAGTAACTATTTTTACATCCAGCATCCTGTTAGAGGTAAGATGTTGTTTGAACCTTTTGAATATCAAACACGATTATTAGATGCATATCATAATCACAGATTTAATGTAAACATGTTACCGCGTCAGATGGGTAAAACTACCTGTGCGGCAGGATACCTATTATGGTTTGCCATGTTCCATCCAGACCAAACAATTTTAATTTCGGCGCACAAATTTACTGGCTCGCAAGAAATTATGCAACGTATAAGATACGCTTATGAGTTGTGTCCTGATCATATACGCTCAGGAGTTGTAAACTATAACAAAGGGAGTATTGAATTTGATAATGGATCACGTATTGTCTCTACAACTACTACTGGCAACACAGGTCGTGGTATGTCTATTTCCCTACTATACTGTGACGAGTTTGCCTTCGTACCTCCAAATATCGCCGATGAGTTTTGGACTTCAATTTCCCCGACACTAGCAACTGGTGGACGAGCAATTCTAACATCAACGCCCAACAGTGACGAAGACACATTTGCTATTATATGGAAAGAAGCTAACAAGAAGTTTGATGAGTTTGGCAACGAACAACTAATTGGTGTAAATGGGTTCTTTCCCTTTACATGCTCATGGAGTGAGCACCCTGATCGTGACGATGCGTGGGCAACAACAGAACGTGGACGCATCGGCGAAGAACGATTCCGTCGAGAATATAATTGTGAGTTCTTAGTATATGATGAAACATTGATCAACAGTATTCATCTTGCAGGCATGGAAGGCCGACAGCCCATTATGAACATGGGGCAAACACGCTGGTACAAAGAAGTTAGTAAAGATCATATTTACGCAGTTGCGCTTGACCCAGCTTTAGGAACAGGTGGTAACTCGGCAGGTATTCAAGTGTTTGAATTACCTAGTTTTATACAAGTTGCAGAATGGCACCATAATCTAACACCTATACAGGGGCAGATTAGAATACTTAAAGAAATTTTAAAATATCTACAAGAATGTTTAGGGGATGACAATGTTAATAATATCTACTGGAGCCTTGAAAATAACACAGTAGGTGAAGCAGGCCTAGTCTGTATTAAAGACATTGGGGAAGAAAACTTTCCGGGATTGTTTGTTAGCGAGCCTATACGTAAAGGTCATGTACGCAAATTCCGTAAGGGATTTAATACAACACATAAGACTAAAATATCAGCTGCTGCTAGATTAAAATACCTAATAGAATCAAACAAAATGAAAATCAACAGCAAACCGTTGATTTCAGAACTCAAAGCATTTATAGCTACGGGTGTAAGTTTTAAAGCAAAAAGCGGAGAAGAGGATGACCTAGTTAGTGCATTACTGTTGATTATACGTATGAGTCAAGTTCTAGCAGACTGGGATTCTAGAGTGTTTGACAGTTTTAGCAGTAGTGATGCTAGTGATAATGACGAGTTTGAACTTCCTATGCCCATATTTGTTTCCTCAACTATTGCATAAATACCAATATGAATAAAAATCTTGACTTAATTGCCAAAGAACTATTTTCGAAACTGCGAACACAGTTTCCTAAAATTAGACTCGGTGATGCAAACAGTGAACGCACTGACAGACCTAAAGACGCACGTTTTTTTGAATTTGATTTTATAAAAAACGGAAAAAATTTAGGCACTATCAGTATCAGCATTGACGATAATACTAACGCAGATCCAGAAGGTGAAGAAAACGACGGCCTGGTAGTTATGTATAGCAACGATATTGTTGAAGGCCAACCTGACGGTGTTAAGCATCGTTGGTTTAGATTTTTAGAAAGTCTAAGTGATTTTGCAAGCTCACATATGATGGACTTTAATGTAAGAGATATTGCAAAAAGTAATTTAGACAAGAGAGATTATAAAATGTTAGCTAATAATAGCAGTGGAGAAGGCACAATGACTGAGAGTAAATTATGGGGAACCTCAAGAACCAGTTTCCAAGAAATGGGCGAGGCCAAACTAATTGTAAGACATTCTAAACCTGTAAACTATGATTTACCAGCAGGTCGTACTATGCACATCGAAAGCATTTTTGTTGAGAATGCAGACGGCGAGCGTTTTAAATATCCTTACAAGCATCTCAACGGTGCCCGTGCATTAGCTACACACGTGGCACATGGCGGCACTAGTTATGATAACATAGGACAACACATTATCGGCCTAAGTGAAGAATTAAACAAACTACGCATGTTCAAAGGCTATGTAAACCGTAATCCTATTGTTAGCGAAGCAATGGGCACTATTAATGAAAAAGTATTTGAGCGTATAGATCAAGTTAAAAAAGAAATCCACAGTTTACAAAGTCCTAATTTTTATAAGACATTTGCAGAATCTTGGACTGACAAAGAAGATCAACTAATTCCAGAAGATGTTGTTAACGATTGGATTGATCGTTTAACTATTCGTAGTTTCAATGAAGAATTAAAGAATGTATTCCCATACATTTATAAACTAGTCGGTGAAGAAGTTAATGTTGTTAAAGAACTAACAGCAGAAGATTTACTAAACGATGGATACAATCCAAATAGCGTAGATGCTGAACACCGTCGCAGCCTAGATCAATCGCATCATAATCATCTAAAATCAAAAGCAGAAGGCCCAGATGCATCTGATAGAGACAGAGAACGTTATCAAAACTATTTAGATAAAAAAGAACGTATGCGTAATGACTACGATGATCGTATGGAGAGAGAAAGTCTTAACATTGAAGATGCATTTGAGTCATTCTTAAATGGTATTGTTGGTGAAGAAAGTGCATTACTTAATGTAGAAGACAGTCAAGAAGAAGCTATTAAAAAATTAAACGATCTAGTAAGTAATGAGATGCCAATCGGAACTGACGGTACTAATGCCATCCAAAGTTTAAAAGGTATTATTGATGATAAAGAACTAGCAGATGCCTTTAGAGAATTAGGTCAAGTTAATCCCGAAATGGATGCAAGAGAAATCTTAAAAGGTTATTTACAAAAACGTGACGAAGAAAACGGCACGGACATTGCTAGCAAGATTAATTTTAATTCTACTACACCTGCTCCTACTGTTGCTCCAGAAGCACCTGCAGCACCTGTTGCTCCAGAAGCACCGGCTGCGCCAGCTCCAGTGGCAGAAGAAAAAGAAGATCCTCCGTTTGACGGTCCTTACAAAAAGCCAGGCGACAACAAGGATCAATTTGGTAATGTTGTTAAGAATCCTGCTCGTCACGCTGCTAAGAAAGGTATGGCTGCTGCCATTGCCAAAGCAAAGAAAGCTGGTGCTACTGCAGAAACTATGGTTAACTTTGGATCAGGCGAAATGAGCCTAGGCGAAGCTATTACTAAAGCCGGAATGGATATTGAAGAGTTTTTTGAAGGCGCTGGCAAGCAAAACGAAGTAGTTGAGTTTGTTAAATCAATGTATGATGAAACAACTGGACGATTCCCTAAAGGTGAAACTGGAGTAATGATTGCTGTTGAAAAAGAATTTGGCGAAGATGCTGCTCGAATAGCACATGGAGTTATTAGTGAACTATCACAAATATACGAGTCAAAAAGATTACGTCAATTAGCCGGTGTTACTGAAAATGGTTTACAAAAGCCACAAGCCGATGTTTCCGAAATGTTCAAACACTTCAATGCTATGTTTAGATAATTGGCAAAAATAAATCATAATTAAGCAAGAAATCTCTTGCAAAGCTAAATAAAAGTGCGTACAATAACATGTATGCACTTTTTTACTTTACAATGGTGTAAAGTAGATATAGGCAAAACTAGCAGAAATGCAAAACAAACTTAGGCTAACAATAGGAGATAATCATGGCATCATTAGCTGAAATC